GTTGGGGCACGACAAGTACTTGGTGCTGACGGAGGTCAGGCCTGTTACGTTTTTGCGAATCGAGGGAAACTGCACCGTGTTGAAAATGCGCTGCTCGGCCTGTTGCACAAACACCGGGATGTTTGAAACAAAGTCCTGCTCAAAGTTCTGCGTGTAATCGCAGATCGCAGCGGTCAACTGGGTGTAATTCATAGCGTTTCCAGTAAGGTAAAAATTTTTACCTTATGCCATTGGCCCTCTGGCCGTGGTGCCTTTTGTGGCGCACCCAGTGCCGCGAATCTTGATGCCCGAGGTTTTCACGCCGGGATATTCGTTGCTGTGGTTGTTGGCCACGGACACGTTGGTGTCCTGCATAGCTTTCACGGCGTTTGTCTTTTTTAGCACCGCAGGAGTGGATGCCTTGGGTTGGTTGTAAGTTGCCATATCAGGCTCCTTTACGGCCGGGGGATTTTTGGTTGGCAATCTTGGCCAAACCACGCCCCATCTTCAGCATGTCGCTGTTGGTTTTGCCGCCAGCACGCAGCTTGGTAGGCTTAGCACCGGGGTGCATATTTGCTTCGTGCTTGCGCACTGGTGTCTTTGCGTCCATGATGAACTCCTTAAGATGTTGAGATTGTCACTTGACCGATTGCCGAAGTCAACACCAAGGTGTTGGGGGTCAGGTCGTCGTCGAAGAATCGGGAGCCGCCAACGGGGGCCCATCCCCACTGAATGTCCCGGCTACCGCCTGTCGGAAAGCCCGCCACGTTGGGTCCGGCCGTCACGTATGTGGTATCTCTGCGGGGGTTGCGCACTGCTTGTGGGTCGTCCACAGGGTACATGCCCAGTTGCAGCTGCGGCTGATCGGGGTCCCAGCACGAATCGCAGACCAAGAGATTGTAGGTCTTGGTCTTGATGATTTCCTTGCGCAGCTCTGTGAGCTTGAAACGGAAACCACAACGATCGCACTGGGCGATCGAGTTCTTGGCGCTGGCAAACCGATTGCCCATTTAGGTCCCGCTTCCAATGTATTGACGGCGCGGTACAAAGCGTACTGCAGCTTTCTCACGGTCTTCGGTGCTGGCCAACTCCCAAGCTTCGTCGTACTGCTGCTTCAAAACGCCAAGGCGTTCTGTGCCACCGGGCACCTTCAGGGCCAAGTAGTAGGCCAAGCCAGCCACCATGCAGGGCAGGAAGCGGAACGGCATGTCCATCGTGTTGACGCCATCACCCGCATTCTGGATGCGGCGCAAGCGCCAGTACACAAACGTGTAGGTCTGGGTGTTGTCTGGCACGGGCCAAACGGTGAAGCGCGGGGTGTTCAAACGCTCAATCCACACTTGAATGGGCCGGGCTTGCTGCAGCTTGTTGGGGATTGTGGCGTAGGTAGAAACACTGATACGCGTGATGGTCAGATCGGCCTGTGTCGATGCGCTTCCCGCGCCCGTGCGAATGACGTGCTCCAGCAAGTCTACCGTGTCATCTGGCAAGTTGTAGGTGGCCGTGCCCGGCACCAGCACGATTGAACCCTGCTCGTAGGTGAACATGTTCAGCCCACGGTTGGCCCAATCCGCAAACATCAAGTTCATCGAACGGCGGGCTGTACGCAGGTCATACCCGGTGCGCATCTCCGAGCCCACGCGCTCAAACGCTTCCTCAACGATTTCAGTCAAATCGAGGTTGAAATTGGAGAGCCCTGAAGTTGCCATTATCTGAACCCTGCTGTTTTCTTTGCGATGGTCTTGGGCTGGGCCACAAACTGTTTGCCCGCCGCCTTACCAGCACGCTTGGCTTTTGTGGTGGCCGCATACTCTGCGGGGCTGAGCGATTTTATCGCCTTCTCCGGCAAATAGCGCTCACCTGTTTTTGAAGACGGCTTTCCACTCTTGGTGCGCCACTTCTGGTCGCCCCAGTCTTTGAGGGATTGCTGGGGAGCCTTCATGTCAGTCTCGGTACCCGCCGCCAGCGGCCTTGTATTTCTTGGCCACAAGCTGGGCTTTACGGGCTGACCACTGGCCTGCCCCTGTGCCCTGCGTTGCAGCCGCTTTGACTTGGCTCACAATCCGCTTGCGCAGCTCGGGCTTGGTGTAATTGCCCGCCGCATTGACTTTGCCGCCTTCAGCGTACTGCGTGAAGTCGGTGTCATCCCGGCGAGCCTTACGCACACCTTTGGGCATTTTGGAGGGGGCGATGTCCCCCATGCCGCGACTGGCCATCATGTCAGACCATCCTACCTTTTGTGTGGCCCTTGGTCACGCAGCCATCCGCACGCGTAACACCGCCTTTGGCTTTTTTGTCCGCAGGCTTGGGAGACGTGGTGCTGGCAGCGTCGTACGCCTTGGTAGCGGCGTCTTGTGCTTTTTTGTCCGCCATCATCTGGCGGGCTTCTTTTTCTGCTGGACTCATGTCAGTTCCTTAGCAGGTCTTGCCGCCGGACTTCATGGTGATCATCTTGCCCTTGGTCTTACCCTTGGACTCGATGCCGCCGCCCTTGGCAAATGGCTTGCCTTTTGGCTCCATCATCTTGCCAGCAGGCTTAGCGCCTGCCTTTTTCTTCTCGATCATTGCTTTGAAAGCAGGGTTCATTTTCGTTGCCATATCGCCACCTTCTTTGAATTTGCGGCTCTTGTCCGCGTTGGAGAATTCTTTGCCCACGGACTGTGGGACGCCTGCTTTCTTGGCAAACGCTGGGTTGTTGGCCACCGCCGCCATGAAGTTGTGCTGCTTCTTGCTAACCGAGGGCACTGCGCTGCTCCTTCATGAAGTCATCAATCTTGCCCTCAAGCCGGTCCAACCGGGCCAGAACACGATTGATGTCACTGTGCACATCAGCCTTGGTCACGTACTTTTCGGCGTTCTCTTCGCGGGTCTTGCTCAGCAAAATGCTCAGGCGCTTGACCTCGTCATGTGAGACCTTTACCCAAAGCAGCAACGCCGCAGAGGCGAACGACAGTACGGTATTCCAAACTGGCAAGTCCATGATTCAGCACTTCCAAGCCCGCAGGCTTTTGTTGATCCGCGAGTCCGGGTCTTTGGCTGTTTTGGCACTGGTCAGTTTTGACTTCATGCCCTCCATCCGGGCGCAAAAAGAGTCGCGGCGTTTGCCGCCCTCGGGCTGGGGAGCCTTCAGGCCGGGCTTGCCGGGGTTCGCCTTGTTGTACGAGGCTCGCCCCTTGGCGTTCAAGCCACCCTTGTCGGACTTGCCTTCTTTGCGTGTCCATGCGGCGGTCTTAGGCATAAAACGCCGTCACTTTCGTGTTCGACAGCGTGGCGTAGATGCTGGTTGCGAACAGCACGCCCTCGGCCGGGATCAAGATGTTGAAAGTCTCGCCGCCTGCAGTGGTGTTCAGCGTCATGACCGTCGTGCCGCCGGAGCCGCCGTCTTTCATGATGACGCTTCCTGCAGAAGCACCGGGCTCGATCACCAAACTGCGCAGGCGTGCGCGGCTATCCGTCACTGCACCGGACGCAGCCAACGATACGGCTTTGACATCGGTTTGCATTGTCATAATCAATCTCCTTTAAAACAGGGGCCGAAGCCCCCGAGATCAATTAAGCGCCAGCGGAGACTTTGAGGGTGCCTGCATCGTTCCAGAGACGGCCAGCAACTGTCGGGTCGCTTGTGGGCAGTGCGGTCATGGAGATGGATGCGTTGGTCAACGAGGCAACGCCCGAAGCTGTCAGCGTAGTAGCTGCAACAGGGCCAGCGACAGCGCCGGTAACAGCGCCAATAAAGCCGTTTGTCGATGTGACTGGGCCGGAGAAGGTAGTGCTTGCCATGATAGTTTCCTCATGCGGTTAAGGCGTATCTGTCTGCATGACGTCGGCCCGGAGCCGTCAGATACACCGGAAAAGTCCGGGAGTGGTGGCAATATACACCAAAAGAAAAAGGGGCACAAGGCCCCTTTTTCCGCTTCTATCAGGTCGAACCTGAAGAGCCCCACATACCCAATGGGTCAGACCAGCCGAAACTATATCGCTCTCTCGCCTTATAACGGACGTTGCCGGTATCAAAGTCGCCGTCCATTGACGTGGACAGAGCGGTACGCTCGAAGTGCTTCATGCCGTTTGGAACGTCGGTGCAAATGAACCAAGCGTTTGTGTCGGTCAAGAAGTTGTTGACGGTGTAACCACCAGAGATGGTGCCCATCTGCTTCAACGCGTTGATGTCGTTGTCAGCAGTACCAACACGCAGTTCGGTGTCCAGCAAACGCTTGGCAACGAACATCAGTGCTGGAGGAATCACCAACTTGACGGGCTTGGCAGCGATCAACAGACCACGTTCATCAGTCCACGCAGCGATCTGGATGGTAGCGTTTTCCAACGATGTCTCGTTCAGGTCAACACCGGTAGTGGGGCTGTTAAAGTTAACGCCGCCGCCGACCAGAGGGTGACCAACGCGAGTGCCGCTGGAGTTGTTACCGAACAAGGACACGCCGTCGCCGCCAAGAGCGGAACCAGCAAAGCCTGTGTTCAACACGGAAGCAGCTTTGACCTGCTTGGTGTAAGCCATACCGCGAGCCAAAGCCTTGGTGTAGCGGGCAGACAGACTGTCGTACAGGTTGTCTTCCACAGCTTCTTCCGTGATGGAGAAGCCCAAAGCGATGGTTTCGTGAGTGTAGCGTGCAGTGAAGGCTTCCTGCGCGTTGTCGTAAGCGATGGCGGAGCCTTCGTTCTTGACAGGAGCAGCGCCAAAACCGGACAGCTTGGTTTCTTCTTCGAACGAACGCTCAGATTTCTCTGTCTCGTACAGTTCTTTGTGTTGCTCGCCGTAGCGTGCATATTCCAAACCGAACAAGGCGTTCAGACCGGGGAGCAGCTCTTTGAGCAGTTGTGCGCGTGAAATAGCCATGATTTAGCTCCTTAGATGCCAGTGGCGTTGCTGAAGGCGTGTGCGCCGGGATTGAACTTCACCAGAACGTCTGGGAAAGCGTCAGTCACAGGGGATGCAAAGCCAATGATTTTGAACGCAGCGGCGGCGGTCTGGGTGGTGGACTCCAAAGCGCTGTTCGAGTTACCTGTACGGGTAGAACCAGTAGAGGTGGACTGCACAGCCGCAAAGAAAGTGTTGGCACCGAGATCGGACTGGTCGGCGACGCCGTCCAACTGAGCTTGGAACGTCACGCTGTCATCAGTAATCACGTATGCAGTCACCACGCCGGTTGTGCCGGAGGGGTAGTACTGACCGTAGATTTGCTGGCCTTGAGCGTTGATGTAAGAGCAACCGACAAACACGCCGATAGCGCCAAGACTCGAACCACCAAGGTTGTTGGTAGTCAGGTCAGCGCCAGTAGCGGTTGACAGAGCAATGTAACCGTCGGCACCGATGATGACGACTTGCCCGTAAAACAGGTTGGTCGCTTCGCCAGCGGGGTCGATCAGAAACTGCGAAGTAGCGCCAGCATAAGGCATGCCGTCGATACGGTTTACGGGGATCAGCCCGTAGGGGGTAGCTGTAGTTGCCATTTAAGGACTCCTTGTTACTTTGAACCAGAACCAAAACCACCACCGCGACTGGTCGATGACTTGCGGTCAGCGAAAAGTGGCATGCGGGGGTCATTGTTTCGCATGAAACTGTTATCCACAGATTCCATCTGGGCCTGCGCTTGTTTAGCGTAATACTCATCACGGGCTTGAGCGCGTTCACGTGGCATCTTGCAGAGCATGAGGCCGCCGAGTTCGACGTTGCCAGTTTTTGCATTACCCTCCAGCATCAGTTCCGGATGGTCTACTGCTTTGACCGGTTCCCAACCTTCACGCATCTTGGTAGACACGTTCGTGTTTTGGGCTTCGCCAAGTACGTGTGTCGCAATCCAGCGATACACCATACCGGGTTCAGGGGTAGGGTCAGGCAGTGAACTCGCAGGTGTGTACACATAACGAGTCGTTTTATCGCGTACCTCAAGGGTACGAGGGTTCCGGTTGATTGTTTCAGCCATTCGATTTCTCCAGTTTTGCTACTTCAGCAGCGTATTGCTGCGGGGTTAATCCGTATTTTTTCGCCAACGCAACCTGCGTAGGAGTCAACTGGACTTTGCGTGCCCCCGTCGAACGAGTCGCCGGAGCCACAACCGATGTAGGTCGCTTGGAGCTATCGCCAGATTTTGGCCGGTCTTCCGTACCACCGAAAACTTCGGGGAACGTAGACTTCATGCGAGCATCAATGCGCTCGAAGTATTCGTCAGAGCGGGGATCAACCCCGGTGTTGACTAGCTTTTGATGCAGCCCTAGTGCAAAGCTGGTGACTTCCTCGTACCCCGGTGAACCGAACCACTGGTTTTTTGCCTGCCAGCGTGCAGTTTTATCGTCAAGTTCCTGACGGGGTGCTTGGTTTTGTTGCTGTTGTACCGCAGTTTCATCCACCTGTAAAGGGGTTGGCTTGAAATTTTTTGCAGCCTGCACTTTCATCTTGGCATCCATCAGGGCATCCTGTGCCGCAATGACGCCATCTGTGTCAAAAGCCTCCGTAGCTTCCTTGAGCTGCCGCTTGGCCTTATCCACCTCGGTCTCAGCAATCGTGAGCTGGGATGCGGCGTAGTGCTCAGTGCCCGAGTTCACGTACTGCTTGAGACGGTTGTTCTCGGCCACCATGTGCTGAGCAAGGCGCTCCAGCTCCTGCTTCTCACGCAAGAGGGACTCTTTGGCCCGGCGCTCGTCGTGACGGGCATGGGTCAGCTCCTTGATGCGCTTCTTGACGCCGTCGGAGTAGGACTCAATCTCGTCGTCCGTGGGGTCGGCCACATCGCGGTCCAGCGGCTTGCGGCCACGGTCACGCTCAGGCGTGTCATCAACGATCTCGATCTCGACATCGTCGTCTGTTGAGACGGTTACTTGGGACTTGGCTTCGTCCTCAAGCTCGTCTGGGAATTTGTACTCACTCATTTCTGCTCCTTATGCGCGGGTGTAACCGCGTGGGTCTTGCACAACACACTCAATTTGGTCGTCGTTCAGAACCCTGAACTCTTTACCAAACACCTTGAAACGCGTACCTGTGTAGGTGCGCACGAGCACAAAGTCACCTTCCTTGCACCATGCTCCTGATGGGAACTTGGTGGTGTCTTTGTAAGCGTCTGGGCCGACCCGCATGACGAACAACACCGTGGTGGCGTGCTCCTCAGCTCTCATGGTCGCAGCATCTCGAACAAGGTCGAGGCTCGTACCGGCGATCTTTTCAGCGACCTCGGGCACGATGCACAGCAGCTTGTATCCCGTAGGGATAGGCAGCGCAGATGCTTTTGTTTCGTCTCCCGCATCGGCCTCTGGGGCGTCAAGGGGTTGGATGTGTTTGGGCAGTGTGATGCCCGGAGGCAGAATGATTTCACTCATCTGATTGCTCTACTTTCTCTACAAGGTCGAGGAGGTGACGCTCTGCGGTAGCTAGGCCTTGAATCACGCCGCAGAGTTTTTGGTATTCGTCGAATGAGCGACACGCTCCACCCGCCAAGTCATCGGCGTAGTTGTTCATGTCGGTGCGTATTTTTTCGCGCAATACGCGTGCGAAGTCGGAGATCATTTGTTACCGGGACCTTTCCTTTGGTTTTGGGCAGCAGACTGTTGTCTGCTTCTTGCAATGTCGACGCCCATACGGGCACCGTCACGTTCTTGGTCAGCCTCCAGCTTGTCGGCTTTGTAGGCAGCGTCAATCTGCATTTGCTTTTCTTTGATCTCCAGCTCATCGGCGCGGGCGGCAGCGTCAATTTGCATTTGCTTTTCTTTGATCGTCAGCTCTTGTGCAGCGCGTTGCTGGTCAGCCTGAGCCTTTTGCTGCTTGATCTGCAACTCGCCTTGCTTGATCTGGAGTTCCTGTTGTTGCATCTGCACAACAGGGTCTTGCTGTTGCTGCTGCGCTTGCTTTTGTGCGGCTTGCGCTTGGTTTTGCTGCAGCACCTGCTGGGCAGCTTGGGCCATCATGCCGGACAGGGCAATCTCAATTTGCGGCGGCAGCTGCTCGCCTTCGGGCGGCAGGGGCATGCCCAACTGCTGTTCGATCTTCTGGCGGTAGGCAAACCCAACGTGCTCGGCAATGTGGGCCATCATGGCTGCTTGAATCTTCGGTGCCTGTGGGTTCTGGCCCACCAACTCCATAATGATCGGGTCCTGCATGGCCGACATGTGCACTTGGATGTGAGACTGGTGGTCTTGGTATTGGAACGCTTTTAGGGGTTTACCCTTAAGCACATTCATGTTCTCCGACACAGGGTCGGTGGGCTTTTGGTCCTCATCCAGCGGCACGAGCTTGTCGGCGTTCTTGATGCCCAGCACCTCCAGCATGCCCCGGTGGAGCTTTGGCAAGTCGTAGATGTCAGGCGCGGACTGCGCCAGCTGGATCACTGCTTGGTACTGGACCACGCGCTGCGAGAGGGTAGCCGCGTTGGGGTCGCTCACGGGCAGGAT